AATAACTTTTTTCAGATTGTTAGAACTATCCTTAAAAGAAACATCTCCACTGCTATCCTTAGATATTTTTGTGCCGCCCAAGTCAATAGTTTCACCTGCTAGGAACAAATCATTCCAACGTTTCGATGTTGTACCGAGGTCATATGTTTCAGTTGTAGCAGGAACTATATTTTGGTCAACCGCAGATAAATCAACAGCGCCTCCTGATGCATCTGCACCTACAAACTTACCAGTGGTTGCATTGTATTTTAAAAACTTATCATTGACTAATGCGGTTGCTCGGTCAATGTCGTCAGCCTGACTAAGTTTGGAAATACCACCGCCGCCTTGTCCTTGAAGTCCTAGTCTAATACTTGTGATAGATTTCTTAACGTCTTCTATCTGCTTCTCAAGTATCTTAACAGACTGTTGTTCTTCAGTAAGTTCCTGACGTTTGGTATTTAAATATTTAAGGGCTTGCTCTTGTAGCGGTGTTTCTGCTACAATTTCTTCTTCTATGGGAACCGGCTCATCTGCAATTTCGATAGGGACTTCAGGTATATCCACAATATGTTCTTCAATGATTTCTTCAACTTCTTCATTTTTTTCCTCAACCGGAGATGTTAACCAAGCCTCCATTGCGGCTACATCTCGTTTGTGTTGTTCCTCTTGCTCTTTTAATTTTTTAATCTCAGCAGAGAATTCTTCCATAAAGTCTTTTTGTATTTTTTTAGACTTTTTACTTTTCTTATCCTGCTCAACAGAACGCTTAACTTTCTCCTCAGAAAGCATTTGAAAAAGTTCTGATAAGTCAGGCTTTTTAGACATGTTAGTCTCTCAAGAACTGCGAGAATGATTTATATGTTTCTTTCAATTCCATGCCAGCTCTGACATCTTTGAAAAGTTGTTTTGCACCTCGATAACCTGTAGGCAATCCTCGTTTGAAATTATTGAATTCGTTATTTTTAGCATACAAGCGCATTTTACTTGCGCTGATTCCCGCAACACCTTCAGCATCTGGGTCACGTTCACCTGCAGAAACTACTTTAGCAGATTTGAAAGTAAAGTCTTTGCCATTGTATGTATCTAACAAACGTTGAAAATCTTGAACTCTATCCGAACCAGCAATCATAATTACGTTATCATATTTGCCTGTCAATAATCCAAGTTGTTTAATAAAATTAGGATTGGTTTTATCAGATGTTGCAAAGTTTGTGCCTGGAAACATTGCTTGTAAATGTTTCAGTTTCTTACTTGGTTCAAGTGGATTTTTTAGTTTATCAAAAGAATGACTGGCAACAATTAAATGGTCAGCTCTTTGTTGTTGCGCCATGCGTTTTACCTTGGCAATAAGTTTGCCATGACCATTTGTAGGTGGGTTCATTCTACCAAATGCAAATATTATAGTCTTACTCATTTGTCCCACGCCTTAATTGCTGTGAAATTATTGTAACTAAATTCCATCCTATCGACCAACTTAACTGCATTGCCTTCGATTCTGTCAATAGCAACATAGCCTTCAGGTGTTGTCACTTTAAAGCCGCTGTCAGTTTTAATAAACGTTCCAATACTTTTAACAGTATTTAGTTTGTTTACAATTATCATTTTTGCATCTACAATCATTGACTGAAATGCTGTAATATTTTCAACCAAACTAACCTGCGATGAAATAACCTTTACAGTTTCTTTCATTTTTAGCTCTAATGCACTTTTAGACTTTTCTGTTTTTAGTTTATCAATTTCAGTTTTAAATTTATTCTCAACCCATTTTACATAGCCTTGGGCATGTGACTTGGGGTTGGTTACTTTTTGTCCCTCACGAACTTTACTGTTATTATATGTCTTAAAATTTGCACCTACCATCTTTCCTGTAAATGAATTTTGCATTGCAAGAAATGTGTTTAGTTGTGCAGAGGGTATTCTTCTGAATTGCAGACCTACACTTGAAAGGATCCGAGTAATGTTATCCGTTTCAGTTTTGGTAAAGGTTGCCTGTCCTGATATATCCTGATAAGACGCATCATCCATCCATACAGAGGATGGCTTTGTTAGCGGTTTTATGTTTACACCGAAAGATGCTCTCATGTCTTGGAGAGACTTGCCAGAATACGATGTATGCCAAACTATACCTATCTTTGCTTGTTTAATTTTTATATCAAGAGGCGAGCCCGAGGGCACTGCATAGACAATAGTATTAGGTTGGAAAGTTGTATAACGTTGACCATCAATCGTTTCCGACTGCAAATCGCTCTTAGTAAACATAAGATCGCCTTGCAAAACACCATTGATACCTAACTTACTGAACTCAGCAAGGGCGGTTTTAAATTTACTTTTCAATGATTGTGGTAACTTTGTATCAGTATCAATCTCACTCGCTGTTTTATACAGTAAGGGTGTTTTATTGAATACTGATTTCTTTGCTACAAAAAATTTGTTATCACTAGGATCTACTCCAGCGAATATTGCAGGTGCACCATCCCATTTCACAGTCATGTTAATGGATGAGCGCGAACTACCTGAAAGCATATCTCTCAAGGATCTCAAAAAATTTATAGAAGCGCGGGCACCCACAACACCAAAGTTTAGAATATCATCTTCAATGTGTTCTAAGTGTAGGTTTTTACCTTGTGCATCTTCTACAATATATGAGGATAGTGTTTTCATAACACTATTTATAACTTAATGAAGTTGATTGTTTTGTGAAAGTTTTACGAGAACTTCCAACCAATATTCCTTAGCCCATTCAGACTGGGCATTTTCATATGCTTGTGTAGCATTATTAATCAGTCTGTGATAATCCATTTTTACTCCTTCGACTTGTGTTTTTTAATCTGATTTAATTCACGTTTAGCATGTTTAGTTTCTAACTTTGCTTCATATGTTTCTTGTGCAGATTTTTTAAGTTCTTCCTCAGCGCGAGCCTGTAAATTTACAATCTCCTGCTTATAAACGTCTATGTCATGCTGTAATAATTCACACTGCGCTCGGGCACGCCAATGTTCTTGTTGTAGGCGCGATACTTCTGATGTGGCATAATGGAATGATTTAGATAATATAAAATTTGCTTTTTTTAATTTTGCTATTTCATCAGACACGATTGTTCTCCAAAATAAAATTTTCCGATTGATTGCTAATAGGAAAGGTTAAACGATGAAGAAGTCTCTTTTCAAAAATTGAATCTTCTCTCATTTGTCGTTTATGTAAGGTGAGTAGTTGGTCACTTAATACAATGTCGCCAACTTGCCATTGGTGATGATAAATAAATTTTTCCTGAAACAAATATTCCTGTAGATCAAACAATAAGTCCTCGTCACCCTCAACTTTCAAATCATTATTGATATAAAAATATAGACCTTTTGTTCCTGCTATATTTTCTTGAAGAATAAACATTTTATATTCTTCTCGATTTTTACGCATAAACTCCAGTTGTTTTTTGTTTTTAATATCTGACCAGTTTTCCATGTTGTAATAGTAAGAACAGTGTTTATCCTTTAACCTATTATACAATTCTGCAGGCATTTGTTTAAGAGCAACCGAGGTATTTAGCCAAGATGTTGTAGTGCCTTCCACACCATGAATACCTTGTAGGGCTACTCCATCTGCCCGTGTGGGTCCATTTAAGTTAGAGTGCCAGTCCAGTTTACCTACAGGAAAGATACCTGTGTATTCACCGTCTTTTTGCTCACCTGTGACTCTTTGGACAGGAAAAATTTCTTGTTCCCAAGGATTAGGATATTCCTTAGGTGACCCAATGTAGTTACCTTCTGTATCCCAGGTAAGTTGTTGCCAGTTTGCAATATAGCTCATGCTATAAACAAGACGAGCAAACTTATAAGCATCGGTGGATTGGCGTTTTATAACAACAACCAAATCCTTTTTCAATGTCTCAAAAACTTCCTGACATATATCCGGTGAAATATTATCAAGGTCAATATTTAATTCAGTAATCAAGTCTTCTAGCCGCTATTACATCTCGGCATTCTTGTAACCATCTTTGAAAGCCTACATTATCTTTATAATATTCCTGCATCTCAGGTGTGCCAAAATATTTCAACACCCATTCACACTGTTCAGTAGTTTTGCCGTGAAAGCTCAACGCCACAATTAAAGTTTCCAGGTTGTTTGATTTACAAGTGCATACCGAGCAAGTCTAATATAATCCCTTTCGGTATCTGTAAAGTTTGACCAATATTTATCCGCGTTCTCAATTGCTGTTTCAACCGTGTCCGATTCTTCCAAATGAGAATTGCTTACCATATATTCTTTCAACCTTTGAAGAGCAGTTTGCTTTTCGAGATCAGATCTTTTTTGACGTAATTTTTCTAATGGTGTCATAGTTCCCTACGTTTACTGGTGTTTTTAATGGCTGTTTTAGTTTTATTAATCTTATCCACAACACGTTCATCTTCCCAAGCAAGGAAGTTATGAACTTTACGCAATACCCAAAGTTGCATCATACGCAAGTTATTACCTCGAGGCAATGCCCAACCTACCATAAATGCTACAATAACTGCATACCCCTGAACAAGCATTTGAACTAATACTTCAATCGGATCCATAATATTTATCTCCCAAGTTCATTTAAAAAGTTTTTTCTAATAATTTCAATTTTTTCATCAGCAGTGGCAATTTTTTCAATCTGTGTTTCAATTGCCTCAACAATTTCTGGATGCTCACCGATACCAACAGGGCTAGTAAGGTAAACTTTGACATTTGCTTTGGCGACTGCGATCTCACCTTCAAGTTTTTTGATTAATGCATCTAACAACATGTTTTTCTCCATAACTAATTGTGGGCTAACCGTGGACCCACACGAGACTATTTATGGCGTCCAACCCAAGAGTCACTCAGAGATACCGATCTTTTTGCGAACTCTTTTCATACTGTCACGAACTGCAACAGATTTCTTATCCTTCTTGCCATAGTCATCAGCAAGTTTGGATGTTGGATTTGCGTCTGATATTTTAGACAACACTTCCTTAAAACCTTCAGGCGGCTTAATTCTATCGCCTGTTCCTTTCATAGTAAATGCCGGGAAGCCATTTGGCAAACGTTCGATGTGAGGATTTTCTGCAAGATAATTATCTGCGGCAGATATTCCCATGAACTCTTCCCACTCTTTACCAGTGTTCTTATCTTTAAATTTATACGTTGGCATTGCGAACTCTTCTCAGAGCCTCAGACATACTCAATTTAACTCCACTAGTATTTTGAAGTTTAATTGCTTGTTTACGCTCTTTACGTTCAATACGTTTTTTATCTTTATCCATTTTCATACCTTATTTATATTGGTCGGGGCTATAAGATTCGAACTTATGACCCCCTGGTCCCAAACCAGGTGCGCTACCAGACTGCGCCAAGCCCCGATAAAATTGGCAGGGGAACAAGGAATTGAACCCTGTCCTACTGGGTTGGAGCCAGCCGTGCTACCGTAACACTTTTCCCCTATGGTGCTGGAGGAGAGATTCGAACTCCCGACCTGATGATTACAAATCAACTGCTCTACCAACTGAGCTACTCCAGCGTTATTGGCCTGCCCTCCAGGACTCGAACCTGGAACCTACAGCTTAGAAGGCTGTTGCTCTATCCAGTTGAGCTAAGGGCAGAATGTTCTATATGGTATTTACCCATTTGCCTTCTGCATTGAAGACTGCCACAGGAACATCCTGAGGGACATTATTTACTTTGCGATAGTAAATAACATCCATGTCTGAAGGAAAGTTTTTAACACCCTCCTTCAGTTTTACAGCGAACACATTTTGTGTATCACCAGTGAAAACCACACGGTTTTCTTTAGAATCGAAGGACCAGCCTTCACCTGACAAGTCAGACATTTTCCAATTCATCCTCTTTATTTAGTTCAAGTGCCTTTGTATCGACCTGAACAATTTGCCGTTTTGGCACGTTGCGAAAAATAACACGATGCAATGCATCTCGATTTTCACCATTTTGAAACGCCGGCACGTCCAAAAGATATGTCGCCGCTTCCACCTTTGTCATTGCCCGAGGCAACTCAATGAGATTCAAGTCCTCATTGTCTTTTAGTTTCTTAATACGAGAAACTAGATCATTTCCAAAACGTGCCTTACGCACACCCTTTGCAGTCGTCGATGTGCCGGCGACAGTAAATACTTGCGATGTCATTACGCCGCCTCCTTAATCCCAGAACAGTTCTTCAGAAAGTTCTCAAGAGGCATATCGACTTCCCAGTCTTGTATACCTTCGACAACACAATAGTCACGGCGATCTGCACCGGGACCGTCAAGAACATTGGTGATACGAGCTTCTACCTCGATTTCCTCACCTGTTTTTAAATCCAACGTCTTGTATAAGAACGTGCTATTAAAAAGTGTTTCATAATATTCAGCGGTAGTCATTTCATTATCTAACATATCAATTTACTCCTAACTATATCTTATAATGGCATATTTTGGACCAAATGTCAAGCACTCTTTTTAAAGATATGCAGGACCAGTCCAGTTGACCATGTCAAAAGTCTCGTCCAGGACATTGCCCCGAGCTTTATTACGGGCAGGACCTTGCCAGCCGGCTGCCATAAGAATATCACCTTTACGGAATTTTTTGTCATCTACGAGTTGGACAAAACCCCAAACAGATTTTTGACCATCATCTTTGACAATTTTAGCATATTTACGACCAAGTTCAATGGTGTAAACATAGTCCCGCTTATACTTAATATTAGCGCGGTCACACCAGTTGTTATAGTCGGTTTCAATGCAATCAATAAGTTTATCGAAATTCATAGCTAACTCCTTTTTCCTAACTATACCACTATAATGGCACAGTTTGGTCCAGAAGTCAAGCACTTTTTTTATTTTTTTCCGATAGCCTGAGAGCCAAAAAAGGCAGCTACGATAGCCGCAACAGAAACAAAGTAAACAGATGCCATATCACCGAGAATATCAGCCGCTTTATCAAGTCCTACTAAGTTTGCAATGACAACTGCCGCCGGATACAAAAGCATACCTGCAAGAGAATACCAAGCCATTTTACGTTGGGCATCTCGCATTGCATCAGCATCCTCGAGCTCTTTACGTTTGAACTCTAGGTATAAATGTTCTTCCTGTTCACTTACTTTGCCGTCACCATTTGTATCGGCTGGATGATGTTCGGACATTACTTCTCTCCCAAGTATTTTACTTTACAGTCACGTTCCCGATGACCGTTCCAGGCTACAAAGCCACCTACTCTCAAAGCCCAATATGCTAGATAGTTAAGAAGATGAAAGCCATTCTGTTCAATGCCTATGTCACGAAACAAAATATCTGCTTCTTTCTGTGTCATTGGCTCAGAAGATTCCTTCTTACCTTTTTTAAGTAGAACAGTATATTTGTAGGCATAGTCATGCACCAAACCACCTACGAGCAATACACCTGTTGGTGATAGCCATGTGGCAAGAAACTTAGGAACAGACGCACCATCAAATACGAATCCTTTAGGAATAACATAATCTTCACCCTTTACTGAAAAATGCCAATCCTTAGCAACTTCCCATGTGCGAACACCTGTCAACCACATCCATATGGCGCCCCAAAATCCTTTACCTGCCGTAGCAATTGTAATAGGTTGCATGTGAGGCATTTCTTTATATTCTAAATTTACAATTGGTTCATCCTGATCAACGCCTAGTTTGTTGGCAATAAATCCAACAATAACTAAAATACCAAATATAGTAAACTGCCACCATGTGATAAGTTGGTCAACTATAAAATCCATTTATTCCTCCTTGGGCTCTTCTTGTTTTTCCCCAGTAATAGCACTCTCATAGTAGATAATGATTTGCTTCTGTTGTTCTAAATAACGGCGTGTTTCTGCAACGTTCAATGCAAGTGTCTCATAGGAGCGAACACCCATAGCATAAAATACCCAAGGTTGACCATTCTCTTTTATAAAGTTAGCCAAAAACTCTTCAAAGTTTTCTTCGGTAACAACATAAAATTGTGGGTCACCTAACGTTACTGGCTTAGGATTACCCTGCAATGGAATTTTTCGCTCGACCATTTGATTCTGCACCACGACTCGGTCTTCTGGTAACCGAAAGATAGAGCAACCACTAATTACTGTTGATAGCAGTAAGAGACTCGATATCGTCAAAAACTTCTTTCGTAGCATCGTTGATTCTCCTTTCTATTAAACCAGGTTTAGCCAAAGATAATTTTGTTAAATTATGTTTTTGAAACTTACTCATTAATTGATCTTTATACGCTTCGGCTTTTTGTAAGTTTGCTTGTAGTTCTAAATTATTTGCTTCCATTTGTTCAGCAAATTCTGTTGCCTGTTGTAGTGCTTCTGCGTTTGCTCTTGCCACAGTTTCTAACTTAGCATTATTTTCCCTTAGGGTAGCAATACGTTTTTGCATATCTCGATATTCCCACCAGGCACCAAACATGACTGCACCAACAACACCGACTACTGCAATTAGTCCGTATAATCTAAACATTAGTCCTCTTTCTTATAAAAAGTCCAGCCACCATATGCGATTGCTCCGAGGGCGACTAAGTTTGCAATTGGTTTTAAAATTAGGAAAGTAATTCCTGCTCCAATAAGAATAAGACCGTCAATAGATGTCCGTTCTTTAATTCTGGATGTAATAAAATCTATCATAATATTCTCCTTACTTTTTTTATTTATAAGTTTAAAAGAGGTGTAATATATGTTTCTCTTAAATTGGTAAAGTTTTGCCGCGCACTTTCATAAAAGTCTTCTACAGGATATATGGGTTTCTTTTTGTGTAATATAGGTTGGTATTGTCTTGCTAACGCATATGCTTCCTGCCAAGAATTTATGTCTGTATCATCATCTTTTGTCCACATTGAAATTTCTGCAACTTTTTGTATCGGTGTATGAGATACTTTATGTGCATCAGGAAATTCATACCCATACATTTTATATGTCTTATCAAACTCTGAAAGATAATTAATATGATATTTTTCCTGCACCTCTTTAGGTGTAATAAACAATGGTATCATAAGAGCTTCGTCAACTGGACATGAGTCTTTAGATAACCATTCAACACTTTCAGCAACATCCTTTTTTGTTTCGTGAGGTAAACCAATGATATAACCTTGCTGAATAAAAACATCCTCCTTCCACATTTCTTTTACCTCATACAACATTTCTTTTATTTTTTCAGGATCTGTTCCTTTACCAACAACTTGTCCTGCTTTTCTACAATATGTTTCGATACCAAACCATGTAGAACACAATCCCATTTGATGTAATAGTTCTTTTTGTTCAGGTTGTGTAACTAACATATCGGCTCTTAGATAGCACCAAAACTTAATATCAAAAGGAAGTGAATCTACAACCTCAGCAAACATTCTTACTTTTTCTATTCTATCGTTAAAGGTGTCATCTTGAATAGAATACTTAGTTATACCATAATTTTCATAATTTCGTAATAGTTCGTCTCTAAAAGTTTCTTTAGTTTTTGTATAGGAAGCTACATGTTTCATTCCTATCAAAGGAAAATTACAAAACTTACATTTAAATCTACACCCTCTTGAACATTCGATAGGTAAAACTTCATCCGAGGTTAGAAAAGTTTCTTTTGCCCATTCTGTTTTTGCAATTGCAAAATCATAACCTGTATGGTCACAATGAGCTTTAGTATCATGGTCAATAATACGAGGTAATTCTTTACCCTCTATTAGATCTATTATTTGTGTTTCACTATACCCCGCCATAATATGGTCAACACGTTCATCAAACATTTTTTCAATTGTTCTAGCTTTACTGCCTCCAACCATAATTTTAGGCGGGTCAGTATCATTAAATCTAGGAACCATAGAAAGCATTCTGTTCATGTTGCCATTTATCAAATAATTTCCTACTAGTATATCATTTACATTATCTTTACCATAATGTAATCCTTGTCCAACTTTAGTTTCACTCCCTAGTCCGGCATGGGCCCATGTTAAAGAAAATCCTATAAGTCGTGTATTTTTGCCGACAAACTTTTTCATTGCCGTATCATATTCATCCAATGTCCAGTGTTCAATATAATCCAATACCATGGCAGTGTAACCATGGCGGCGCAATTCATTTGCCAACAAGTGAGGACCTAGCCCTCTAATTTTTGTATTTTCTACAGGGTGGCTATTGATAAAGACTACATCATACGTCATATACTATTTAGTATTAAAACTTGATACCCGAATAATCTTCCATCCGGCGAATACTAAATTCAGTTTTGTCAAACAGTGCTGTATTATCTTCCTGCCCAGAGTCTGAAATAGTTTTCTGTGCTTCAGTATCCAAATCATACAGACGCATCTTGCTTCTATCTACACCGACCATAAAACGTTTGTTCTTTGTCGGATCTGAATATCTGTTCTTCAACTGTTTCACCATAATTTGACCTTGTTGTTCTAACTCCTCTGTGGAGATAAGAGCAAACATCAAGTCAGCCGTTGCAGGCAAACCAAAAGACTCAGATGTATCTGTCAGTTCTACATCACTATTTGCATAACCACTTCTTGTTGTTTGTGTAGCACTGACAATAGGCAAATCAAATTCAACTGCGAGTCCCCGCAACTCTTCGGCAATGCTCTTAATGATAGTATAGGAGTTAGCATTAGCATTTGCCCGGAAGCGGGAACTCGCACAAATGTTCAGATAATCAATGAAGATAATATCAGGAACAAATGTTCTCTTTAACTTCAACTCAGACAACAATGCCTTAAAGTGTCCAGCATGTGCCGAAGCTGTAGGATATTCTTTAATGACAAGACGACCTTCAATCTTGTTCTTAATTTTGTCAATACGTTGTGTAAACATAGACTTTGACAAGTCTTTCAAATCTTGAATAGCCACGTTCATCATGTTTGCATCAATACGTTCTGCAATACGTTCCTCTGCCATTTCAAGTGTAATATACAAAACGTTTTTACCTTGTGCAATTGCACCAGCCGCCATATGACACATAAACAAAGACTTACCCACGCCTGTGCCTGCAAGTGCAATGTTCAATGTTTTATTAGATAACCCACCCTCAGTAATTTTGTTGAAGAAGTCCAAGTCGAAAGGCATTTTTTCTTCAAGCCGATGATAAAATTCATAGCGAGATTCTGCGTTTTCAATGTAATCATGACCTACGTTACTGTCAAAGCCAACACCCAGAGCCTCAGATAAAATACTAGGCAATGCATCTTTACTTAGGTTCTTTTCTGACCCATCAATAATTTGAATCGACTGCATGATTGCATTGTAAACAGCTTTGTCCTTACAAAACTTTTCAGTTTCATCCTCAAGCCATTGTGCATCTGTATCTTTATCCGTACGCAAACTATTAATGACTGTTTCACATTTAACATACAAGTCCTCAGTGACAGTTCTATCTTCTTGCAAGTTAATTAACAAGGCACTTTTGTTAGGAGGGCTGTTGTATTTTTCAACAAAGTCCTTAATAACAGTGAAAACTTTTCTGTCCTCAGAGTCTGAAAAATATTCTTCTTTTAGGAAAGGAATAACTTTCCTAACATAAGTTTCATCATTAATCAGATTCGATAATATTTGTGTCTCTATTCTCATCTATCCATTCACGCTTAATTTCTTCCACACATGGCTCACATAAGTATGTGTCAACATCCCCATCAGTAAAACATATTGCAACATCAGTTTCAAGTATTTCTGCCTCACAACGGTCACATTGACCTATTATATTAGTCGTAGGAGCCATATATCTCTCTCGGTTCTTGGGTGTTACTTACATAATAAAATATAACAATGTTAATTCTATCCTCTGTTAAAGTCTCACGGAAACCATGAGGAATAAGATGAGGATCTTCCCAACATATTAATCTGTTAGGTTTAATTTCAAATGACGGATTTCCTATTTCTAAGTTAGGTCCTGCTTGTAAATAAAGACACGCA